GCTAAAACTAGCCGCGCCACTCCTCAGTACGGTGGTGTGTTCTCTGAAACCCAAGGTCTGCGTATTGCATACCCTGGTGCTGAACTTGACTCTCCTGCTATTACCCGCTCGGGTACCTCGTGAGTTAATCGTATAAATGGGGGTCCTTCGGGATCCCTTTTTTTTAATTTGTATATAACACTATTGTTATGGCCACAACCAATAACGCTCAGGCTGAGCTACAAGCTGTTAATGAAATTCTGGCGTCTATTGGTCAGGCGCCTGTAACCACCATCGAAGCACAAACTATCACCTATGAGGATGGTACTAGTGCAGAGATTCCAATCAACCCGGAAGTTGCAATTGTTTATGAGACTCTGACTCAAGTCTCTCGTGAGGTACAGGCTGAAGGATGGACATTCAATAAAGAGAATGAATATCCAATGACACCCGATTCCAACGGTTACCTGTCTATGACTGGTAGCATGTTGCAAATGGATTTAAGTGATACTGTTGCTAATAGTGCATTCGATACTGTTATCCGCAATGGTAGACTCTATGATAAGATTGAACACACTGATGTATGGGATACTACTGAGACTTATGATGTGGATGTAGTCTGGTATTACGATTTCTCTGACCTACCTCAGGTGTTTAGGGATTATGTAACATCACGTGCTGCTACTCGTTGTGCTATTAGACTTGTTGGTGATGTGAACTTGACTCAAGCTTTGTCTTCCTTTGAGACATGGCGTCGTGCTAACTGCCTTGAGTATGAATGTGCTGAGGGTGATTATACGATGTTTGGCTTTAGACAAGGTGATGGATTCTATAATAGCTATAAACCCTTTAAGGCTCTTGCACGATGACAGCAATCTCCCAACGTATTCCTAACTTTCTTGGTGGTGTTTCTCAGCAAGCTGATGAAAAGATGTTGTTGGGTCAGGTTAAGGAAGCACTTAATGCTTACCCTGATATCACTCTTGGTATGCTTAAGAGACCTGGTGGTAAGTTCCTCGGTAAGTTGTCTGGTCTAACTGCTAACACTGCTGATACGTCTGCGTGGTTTAGTATTCTACAGAGTGCTACTGAGAAATATATTGCAAGGGTGTCTAGTGCTGGTGTTCCTAGTATATGGAACCTCCTGACAGGTCAAACAGCTACCATTAACTATCCAACTGGTAAGCAAGCTTCTATTGAGTCGTACCTAACTGCTACTGATTATAGAAGCATCAAGACTCTTACCATCAATGATTATACCTATATCCTTAATACAGAGAAAACGGTAACTGCTAAGACTGCTCCTACTTGGAACCCTAAACGTCAGGCTACTCTTGTTGTCTCTACTGTTGATCACGCCATTACGTACTCAGTAACTATTGGTGCTAGTACATTCACTTACACTACACCATCTGCTGGTTCTGGTAACCTAGTTATTGGTACAGTAATGTCTGGTATCTCTGCTGCTATTACTTCTGGCTTTGCTACCAAGACCATTATTGATAACACTATCTACCTTACCTTTAGTTCTGATACTAATGTGTCTGCCTTTGGTGGTCCTGATGGTAAGTATTTCAGGGCATTCCAAGATTCGGTGGATCTCTTCGCTAGACTCCCTGAACAAGGTAAGCATAACCAAGTTGTTAAAGTTGCTAACGCATCAGCTTCTCTAGATGACTTTTATCTTAAGTTTGTAGCTGATGATGGTGTGAGTGGTAAGGGTTACTGGGAAGAAACTGTAGCACCTAATGTAAGTACAGGTTTTACTGAAAGTACAATGCCTGTTGCTCTCATTCGTACCAGCACCAGTCCACTGACATTTAAAGCTACCTTCCTAGATGGCTCTACTCAGATTGATGGTACTGCAACAGTAACAGTGGATGATGATACACTACTGTGGATACCACGTAGGGTAGGTGACGATGATTCAAATAGTCAGCCATCGTTTGTAGGTAACACCATTAGTGATGTTTTCCTATTTAACAATAGGCTTGGCTTCCTGACCGAAGATAATGTCTCCTTGTCTCAAGCTGGAGATTATTATAACTTCTATCATAAATCAGCTACTACTGTAACTGCTTCTGATCCTATTGACCTTAGTTGTGCTAGTATTAGGCCAGCTATTGTACGTTCTGTTGTACCAGTTACACAGGGTTTGCTGTTGTTTAGTGATAGTCAACAGTTCCTGATGGAAGCTGAAAATGGTGCATGGACACCTTCCAATTGTACGATCAGTACTATTGCTAACTACGAATACGATCGCTACCTCAAACCTATTGATCTTGGTTCCACTATCCTTTATGTTAGTCGTAACCAAAGTTGGGCTAGAGCTTTTGAGATCTTTGTTCGTGGTCAACGTGAAACACCTACTGTAACGGAAACAACTAAGGTTGTCTCTGAGTGGATCCCTAGTACCATCACAGACGCCGTAGGAAGCGCCCAGAATGGCCTGTGGGTGGGTTCTGGTAGAACGTCAAGGTATATGTACCTCTACCGCTTTTACGAGCAAGGAGAGGAGCGTCCTATGGCCTCCTGGGTTAAGTGGTACCTACCAGCTAATGTTATCCATGCTGCTATCCAAAGTGATGTGCTGTATGTACTAACTAGTGGTACTGAAGGTTATACTGCTACTCAATACAAGCTAGTGCAAGCTGCTACTACTGGTGGTCTTGTTAATAACCTGGGTAATACTGTTGACCCGTATCTTGATTCTTGGTGTGAAGTTACCGATGCTGCCATTGTATCTCCAACTCCACCTACTGCACCTAGCTATAGTCAAACAACTGATACGACTAAAGTCTATCTACCAACTTATTTCGATACAACTAAAACAATTAAGTTTGTCGTTGGTACCTTAAAAGTTGGTGGTTCTGGTACACAATCTGGTTATACCAGCACCGCTGTATTACTGTCTGATGGTGGTGGTACGTACTTTAGTATTCCTGGTGATGTTACTGGTAACTACATCTATGTTGGTTATGAGTATAATATGGAGATCACTCTTCCTAAGTACTACTATAACATGGGTCAACAAGGTGTAGACTTTACTGCTACTACCATCACTGCTCGTATGCAGTTCTATACAGGTCTTGGTGGTGATATCTATTTTAGTATCAAGGATCGTAGTAGGCCTGACTGGTTTAGTATTGGTGGAGAAAAGACTGCTGACCTCTATATAGCTAACACTGCACCATTCCGTGATTCATATGTCTACAAAGTTCCTATTCATCAGAGGCCTGATAACTATACAATGAAAGTAACATCTAATACACCATTCCCAGTTAGCCTTGTCTCGATGCGATGGGAAGGTAGATACTCACCAGGATTCTACGGGAGGAGCTAATTATGGCAGCAGCTATTATTGCAGGTATTGGTGCAGCTGTAGGCATCTTTGGCGCAGCTCGTGGAGCATCAGCTCAGAATCGAGCGGTAGAAAAACAATATAAGTATGATCTACAAGCGTGGAAGTACAGTACTAAACGAACTAAAGCTGACTATCAACATAATTTAGATCAGTGGCGTTATAACGTACAGAACGAAGAAACTCTTGGTGCATTTAAAGATGCTACTAATCTTCAAGATTGGCAGTATCAAATTAAGATTCAGCAAGCTGACTACGCTAATCAACTTAAGCAGTACGCTAAGTCTGAACAAATTTATAATCAACAACTCACCTTTAACCAGTTAGCACAGTCCGCTGCTGTTGAAGCTGAGTATCGTAAACTGGAAGATGCTACTAATGAACTAGCCTTCCAGAATCAAGATATTATTATTAAAGCACTACAAGCTGAAGGTACTACTGCAGTTAAAGGGCAAGTAGGTAGAAGTGCTGATAAAGCTGAACAAGCTGAGTTTGCTTCCTTTGGTAGGAATCAAGCTATTCTTGCACAGTCTCTGATTAGTGCTCAAGGTGATGCACAAAGTGCTCTTAGGAAGATTGCTAACGATAAGTTTGGTGCTGATCTTGCAGCAGAAGCCAATCGTATGCTTGCTCCTGAGCGTGCCATTGAACCACCTAAACCTCTTACTACTCCTAGGGCTCAGTATCTTAAGCCACGAGATCTTAAAAAGTATGACTTTGGTCCTAAACCAACCAAGGGTGCTAAAGCAGATGTGTTCGGTAGTGTGCTCGGTGCAGTTGGTAGTGGCCTTGCAAGTGTTGCTGGTAGCATCAAATAAAAATTAACATCAATTAAATGGATCAAGTAAGTTACAGAGGGTACGCCCGCAGTATAGGTTTCGATCCTATTAAAGCCCCGACAGAAGGTCTCTCTCGTATGCAAGAGAGGGACAACCGTGTTATACGTAACATGGAAGAAAATCGTAGGGCTATTAAGGAAGTGAGAGATGACTATTCCCGTGGTCTTGAGAGGAAACTTAGTATTGAATCTCAAGATAGGGATAGAAATTATCTCTATGAAAAATCACTTGATGAGAATAGGCAGAAGTTTGTTGAGAGTAATGCTAAGACATTAGTTCAGAACGAACTGCAACGTAGTAAGAACATCATGACTACGTTTGAAAGCCTGTCTAAGTTTAGCTCTACTCTCGCAGATACTGTCACAGCTTATAAAGAACAGCTTGATGAAAGACAAAAAGCTGAAGCAACTTTTAAGGTAGCTAGTGGGGAGATATCTCCTCAGCAAATTAAAGATGCTCAGAATATCCTAACATTGGGTAAGATGGCTGGTAAAGCCAACGATACCATTGTAGCTGAGATGCAGAAGGCTGGAGCTTCTCCATATCTAGTATCTGCATTAATGTCTAGCAATCCTATGCGTAAGGTTGCTATTCTTGAGCAACATGCTAGTCAAGCGTTTGAAACTAGATGGGCATCCTGGTCCCTCAATAAACTCAATGAACGTGGGATTATAACTGCAGAACAACGTGCAGCTGCTGCGCCTAATCTTTTGCAGGAATTTATGAAAGAGGAAGGCCTTGTTGACGTTAATCCGATGTCAATGCTAAAGCCTCTTCAAAGAGCTAATTCTATTTACTCAGGACATGTAGAGGCTGCTAGGAAGTCTGATATCCGTAATAAGTCTGATGATATCCGTAGCCAGGGTGTTAGAGGGCTTATTGCTACTAAGACAGGTGAGCAGTTTATGGCTGCTCTCAATGAACACGCTCTTACCTACGGTGAAGATGCTACTACTCCACTAGGTCTTAGAGGGGCTAGGGATGAGTTGTATCGTGTCCTAGAAGATACTACTCTCTTTACTGATCAGGAAGTTGAGTCAATCTTGTCCACTGCCATGACTGATCAAGGCAGCATGAAAGACCGATTCCCTGATTTGTATGATTCACTTTTGGAGAAGCGTCGTACAGATGCTAACCAGGAAGCTGCTGCTATTGAGGCAGTACAAGCACGAGAGAACAAGGTAAAAGAAGAGAAGCTCCTCAAGTGGGTACAAGATAATAACCCAAGCGAAGATGAGCTTAAGTCTATTATTGCAAAGTCTGAAGTTGCTGGTATTCCTACTGATCGTCTGAAGGCTTCCCTTGCCTTTACTCCTCAACGTCAAAACCAAGACTTCTGGAATAAATACTTTAGAGAGCAAGAAGAGGCCGGTATCTTGTCAGCTGAAGATGTTCTCAAGCCTGGTGTTCCTATTGAAGTGAAAGAGGCATGGCTTACTAGAGCGCAACGACTGGATCAGGCTAGATCTGATGCTGGTATTTCACCAGAAGTTGTTAAAGCTGAACTTGCTGATGCTCTTAAGCAAAAGCTGGTTGGTGATAGCACAACTAAAGCTGCTCACTATAGCCTTCGTAGCGCATCTGACTACGCATATAGGCTATATACTCAAGCATTTAAGAAGTACTCAAAAACACTAGAACCTTCTCAAGCTGCTGAGAAAGCTAGATTGGATGTAATCACTGCTATTGAGAAGGGTACTGGTAGGTTCATGATGACGCCTTCTGGTAAAGCTGCTGGAAGTCAAGCATTCTTCAATGCCTTTACACCTGGTACTCACGCAGGAGCACCTACTGCTATCTCTGTAACTGATGAGTCGGATATCTTTGCTCGTGTTCATAGAGACAATAGTAAAATCTCTAAGGAGGTACTAATCAGTCCTGGTGTACTCAAGAGTATTGATAACCAGATTACAAACGGTAAACCTGTTTCTATTCCTGAAATCTACCGCAAGCTAAGTAAAGCAATTCCTGGTATGTCCCCTACGGATATACTTAATGCTCAACTACAAGCGGCTGGTCTTCCTGGTAGGGTTAAGCCTGGAGCACTAGATACACTAGATCGCACTACAACTGATCCTTATCTCAAATCTCTCCTCACTAGGAATCCTATTACCCAGGATAACATTAACTCTGCTATCATTGGTGGTGGTCATGCTCCTGCTACTGTACGTACAGGTAATGCTGGATATACTGATGTACAAGCTTTAGGTAGTGCAGCTGGGTTTAAGTTCCCTCAAGTGATGGCTGCTATGTGGGCATTGGAATCTGGATGGGGTAAATTTACCTCTGGTAGAAACAATGTCTTTAATATTAAAGCACTTTCTGGTCAGGGTACTTTAAAGAATGGTTCCTACTGGAGGGACTATCAGTCTCCTCTGGAGTCTGCTAAGGACTTCATGAACCTAATGACTGATCCTAGGTATGCACCTGGTCTTGCACAAGCTAAGACTCCACGGCAAGCTATTGAGGCTATTGCTGCTGCTGGTTATGCTGGTGGTGAGGCTGCATATCCTGGTAAGATCATTCGTGTTATGCAAAGTATGGGTGTTAATGTTGATCAACCTTATCGTCCTGCAGCAACCCCAGCTCGTGATACTAACTATATGAGCAAGACTCTTGCTTATATCACTGATGGTATTATGCCTGGTGGTGGATATAGTGAGCACCTAGATATTAAGCAACAGGATAACCCCAACACTGCGGCTAACGAACGTCTAGCTTATTTTAAAGATAATGCACTAGATAACTTTGTAGAGTTTACTGATCCACAATTTGGTCAGATTACATTATCTGAGCTTCGTCGTCGTGCCCCTATTGCTGGTGGTGACTTTACCTCTATGCGTGATGGTGGTACTAGGCAACATGCTGGTTATGACTATGGTACTAAAGCTGGCACTAAACTTTATCTAAAGAATGGTGCTCGTGTTGTGTCTAAGTCACAAACTGCATGGGGTGCAATGGTTATTATTCAATTGCCGGATGGTCGGCGTTTCAGTTTCTTACATGGTAAATCAGTATGACACAAACCCCCTACGCTGCAGATAATGAAGAACTGAGGCGTCTAGAGGAGGAAGCACGGGCTGAGGAGCAAGCATTAGCTGCCGCTGCTCCTGCCTATAATCCTAAAACTAATGCCCCTCAAACAATGTTTAAGGAGGCTACTCCAGCTCAGAATGAGGCAGCTGGTAATGTCCAACCTGTTAAGTCACCTGCTCAGCAAGCTATTCAACAATTGACTGGTACTGGGGAGAATCAACCTAAGCAGAAACCACTCAATCAAGGTAGTGGTTTTATTTACGGTAGTGGTGACCCTAATGCTACCCTTGGTGAGGATGTTGGTACCTATGCACAACGTACCCTTGAGGGTCTTGGTGCTGCTGGTATGGGCCTTATTGACTTTGGTATGGATGCCATTGGTCGTATTCCTGGTGCTGAGTGGATTGATGATGCGTGGGATGCTAAGACTAAATTTAAGAACCCTGCTTTTCAAAAGGTACGGGAAGTATCCTCTATTTTGCTTCCTAGTATTGGTGTTGGTGCTGCATCACGTGTAGCTACTACTGGTATGGCTGGTGGTCCTATTGCTCGTGGTCTTGCTGCTCTTGGTATCAATGCTGCAGGTGATGTTGCTGTTAATACCATTAGTGATCAATCTGAAGGTGAGACAGTTTCTACTATTGTTAAAGAAGCTGCTCCCTGGCTCCCTGTTCCTGATGCACTTGTCGTAAAGGATACTGATTCTCCTGAGGTACGTCGCCAAAAGAATATCTACGAATCAGCTGGTATTAGTATTATTGGTGACATTATCGGTTACTCTGCTGCTGCTGGTCGTGGAGTAATGGATTGGTTCAAACCCAACGATAAAACAGCTCAGGAGTTTATGGCTTCTGAAGTTCTTGTTAATGGTGACTCTGCTACTGCCATCAAAGTATCTGAACTAGATACACAACGTGCTTCCCTACAAGCTGAGCTTGATACGATCTCGGCTCAAGTACCTACTAGTGAGGAAGAGCTGATTGCTCAGAGTATGCAGATTAGTAACCTTGATACGCAAATTAAGGAACTTGAGAAGCAATCTACTAAACTCAACCAACAGTACGCTAGCACAGGTGCTTCAGATGTCACTGAGAGCCCCCTAGAATCGTTTGTAGAGCGTCAGCAGACCAGTAGGGATGCACAGATAGATGAGGTGGGTAAACAACGCCTTATGGACGATCCTGAAGGGGCTGGTGGAGTTGACCCTATGGTCTCTTCTAAGATGTTCTCAGAGGGTCCTACTGCTGCTCTTAGTACTCCTCCTGGTAGTATTGCCAGGAATATGGCTGATACTGCTGCCATTAAATTAGGTAATACTACTGGCACTCCAGCTCCTATCCTTTCTGAACGTGCATACTATGACCTTAGTAAGGGTAATAGCAAGTCTCGTGATATCCTTGAGGGACTGGCAGAAGGTGCTAGGGAGACTGGTAACTTTGATGCTATCGTTGAAGGCTTTAGATACACTAAAGCACAGATGAGTGATGCAGCTTGGAAGATCTATAATGATATCATTGGTACCGATAAGGTATCTGATCTTCAAAAGCTGTTCCTTGATAACCGTGATGTAAAGCACCTGTTGGATGGTCGTAAGATTAAATATATCAACGATATCCAAGCTGAAGGTATTGGTTATGCTATGCGTGACCTGACTGATAAGTATCTTGGTAGGTTGGTTACTGAAACATCAGCTCGTGCTATGGATACAGCTGGTCGGGAGATTGCTGACATTGCTGAAGGATATAAGGCATTCCCTGAGAGTGCTGATTACAATCGTGTCACTGAGATGATTGGTGATCGACTAGCATTTCTTATGGAAGAGTATGCTCTTAATAAGTATATTGCTGGTTGGGCGCTTAAGAATCAAGATCGTTGGAAGAAGTTCCTTGAAGCTGCACCTGATAAGGAAGCTGCACTCAGGCAGATCACTGAGGAGTTCGATCTTAAAGCTCAAGAGAAACACGCTCAGGCTCAAGGCTATCGAGACATGATCCGTAAGATTGCACAGGAACGTCCTGATGCAGCACAACCTTTGATTGATGCGTTTGCACTGTCTAAAGGTGATGTGGATACTCTTGATAAGCTAATGAAATGGTCCGCTAAACAAGTAAGCCCTATGGGTCTCTTGTATAGTGGTGATGGTGGTCTTAATGCCTTTGCTCAAGGTGCATGGGCTGTACGTTACAATAATATCCTATCTGGTATCTCAGCACTTAAAGCAATTACTGGTGCTCAAGTATCCCTCACTCTGCGTACTAGCAATGCCTTCCTAGGTACTGGTATTGGTATGCTGATGGGTAAGAACACTCCAGAAGATCTCCGTAAAGCTACCTATGTCTATAGTTCCTGGTGGACTGTCAATAAACGTGCTATGGGTGACGCTTGGGATACCTTTAAGCGTACCTGGAATAATGGTCGTTGGGGTAATGATAACACGATGGACTTCCGAGATCTTGCTCGTGAAGACCTAGTGACTGATTATAACCCTAGTCTTTGGGATGCACTGGCTAATATGGAACCAGTGTGGGAGAAAGATGGTGATTGGGGTCGTCTATTCCAGTACAGATCTGCCAGGTTCTTGTATGATCTTGGCAACTGGCGTTGGATGAAGTATGGCACTAACGCTATGATTGCTACGGATGCCTATACGCAAACTACTGTTGCTTCTCAGTTGGCTCGATTTAGGGCTTGGGATGAGGTAGCAGGTATTGGATATAAAGGCGCTGAGCTTGCTCAACAGCTTGCTAAGGCTGAGAAACTAGCTTATGATGAAGCATTTGATGCTGCTGGTAACCTTACCGATGCTGCTGCTAAGCACGCATCTGGGGAGATTGCACTTAATCTTGATGATGAAGCTGCTGCATGGTTGACTCGTGGTGTTAATAAACTTCCATTCCTCAAGCCATTCTTCATGTTCCCTAAGACTGGCGTTAATGGTGTTAAGTATGCTATGTCGTACACACCTATTGCTACTCTACCTGGCATGAATAAGTACTCTAAGGTACTGATGGCAGGTGATGATCTAGACAAGATCAAAGAGGCACTTCGAGAGCATAACATCTCCTATGATGCTGTACCTAATGGTATGGCTATCTTTAAAGGTCTTGAGGCTGAGTATCGTGGTCGTGTAGCCTTTGGTGGTTTACTTGCTACATCTCTAATGGGTTATGCCTTGGGTGGTAACATTCGTGGTAATGGTCCTGTTAACGCAGGTGAACGAAAGAAACTTCGTGATAACTTCAATTGGCAACCAAAGACTATTAATATTGGAGGTAAGTGGGTTAGCTACGCTGGCTATGAACCACTTGACACTATTCTTACCTTAGTTGGTGACTTAGCTTATTACTCTCGTGATATCGGTACAACCCTAACTGAGGACTTTGCGCATAAACTGATGTGGACCCTTTCAGCCACATTTGTTAATAAGACATGGACTGCTGGACTTGAACCTGTAGTTTCGGTTGCTAACGGTGATGAGACTGCTATTACTCGATTCCTTGCTAATGAAGTTAGATCTGCTATTCCTATGTCTGGTGCTCTTGGTGTTGTCTCTAATGCCATAACAAGCTCCCAGAAGGATATCTATAATGACCTCATTGGTTATGTAACCAATAAGCTCCCAGGCTTCTCTAGTAAGCTTCCAGAGCAGATTGATATCTATACTGGTAAACCAGTTAATGATATCGACAATCCTACCCTTCGCTTCCTGAATGCTGTTAACCCCGTTAAAATTAGTGAGGGTACAGAACCATGGAGGCAATGGTTGATTGATAGCGGTTGGGATGGTATCCAAATGATCCGTAAAGATAGTAGCGGCAATCACGAGTACACACCACAGGAACGTGAGATCCTGTATAAGTATATCGGTGAACAACAAATCTGGAAGGAATTTGATAAACTCAGCAAGAACAAGAAGTACAACGATCAACTCGATCGTATTCGTGCAATGCGTGTTCAAGGTCGTCCTTCTGAAGAAATTGATGCAGCCCAAAGTGAAGTTTATTCAGTTATGAATAACATCGTTAAGGATGCACAAAAGATTGCTGAGTCTCGTATGCAGCAAGAAAATGCACCAATGTGGCGTTCTATTCAAGAGTCTCTTTATAATAAGAGTCTGATGAAACAAGGTCGTATTGATGATGCTGCACGAGCTGCTGATCGTCGTAAAGCAGAGATTGAAAAACTAACCCAAGTGTACCGATAACTTAAATGGCAATTACACAAAATACATTCAATGGTGATGGGTCCAATTTGGGTCCATTCTCCTTTACTTTTAAATGGCTTAGGGCATCTGACATTAAGGTTACTGTCAATAACGTACTAAAGACTGCTGGTACTCATTACAACCTACAGAGCCTGAACTATACAACTAAAACTGGTGGTCAAGTACTATTCACTGCTGGTAATGCACCACCAGTTGGTACTAGTAACATTCGTGTTTATCGTGATACGGATGATAGTGCATTGGTAGCTACGTTTAGTTCAGGTTCTGCTATTCGTGCTGCTGACCTTAATAGTAACTTTACTCAAGAACTTTATCGAGTTCAAGAGACTACTAACTATTCAGTGCAGGATATTGGTAGTGTTACCCTGGCTGCTACGTATACGTTCACTTATTCACCTAGTGGTCCTACTCCAACGCTAAGTGGTCACTTTGCTACAAAGGGTTATGTTGATAGTATTATCCTTGGTGGTAATATCCCCGATGGTGATCGCGGTGACATTACTGTCTCTGGTACTGGTACTGTCTGGACAATTGATAACGGTGCTATCACCACAGCCAAGCTTGCATTCACTCCTCTCATTAACACAGATATTGGTGTTACTGTACAAGGGTATGATGCTAACACCTCCAAGCTGAATGTCGCGCAAGCCTTCACTAAAGCTCAACGTGGCACCCCAGTAGCCCTTACCGATGGAGCAACGATTACTCCTGACTTCAGTCTTGGCAATAACTTCAGTGTCACTCTTGCTGGTAACCGCAC